TTAGCCTTTAGGGTTGGTAGACAGGCAGCAACAAAAGAGTTAAAAAGAACTGGCAGTAAAAAAGCTGCAGCTAAAGTTCAAACTGAAGTTACTCAAAGAGCTTATCAAGAGGCACTAAAAAAGTCTAAGACTAAAGCTATATTAGATAAAGCGGATAGAAAATCTATCTATGGTTCTCTTGGTTTTGATATGGTCTCTGCTGGTGCACTCGATGTAGCACAACAAAAAGCAGAAGTTATATCTGGATTTAAAGAGGAGATAGACCCCTTTCAAGCTGGTATATCTACAGCTACTGGTGCATTGGGTGGAGCAACACAACTTGGTTTAGTATATCTTAAGAACAAGAAGGCCATACCTCTAGCTTCAATACAACTACATAGGGCCGGTCAAGTTAAAAAGTTTGAGGGATTACAAAAACTATCTTCTGAACAGTTAGCTCAAGAACTTTTTGAACTAAAAGAAAGAACAACTACTTGGGCTAGGATGGTTAAGGAAGGTAAAAAACTTACTAAGGTTTCTGACAACCCTAAGACTTCTGTAGATTACGACACCGAGTTTGCTTTAAAGTTTTTTATTGGTAGTGAAGAAGAGGGTTGGGATGGTGTAGCCTCTGTACTAAGTAAGGCTGGCTATAAAAAACCAGAGGACATGCAGGTTTCTTTATACATTAAAGAAGCACTTGAAGATATGCCATCACAAAATAAAAAACTTGTAGAAGAAGCTTATGAGATACTTCGTGATTCTTCAGATCAACTTAAGGATTTTTCTTTTGAAGACTTTTTAAATATCGGTGCAAAGACTGCAAGTGAGGCAGGTCAACGATTAAACGTAGAGTCTCAGATAGCTAAACGTCTTCAGGCTATGGGGCTTGACCCTAAAAAAACACCTGCAGAAAAAGCAGCTAAGGCAACTTTAGATCCTTTAGAAAAAGGAATAAAGAAAACTTTTGGTGAACGTTTAGTAAACGTACAGGAAAATTTAGTAAGAGCTATTGTTACTCACCCTGGAACCACGGGCCTAAACGCTATTGGTTGGAAAGCTGCAACAATAAATCAAAGTGCATCTGATATGATTCGTGCTGCTCTATATGGTGGTGGTTCTGTGTTTAATACCCTAAAAGGTGATAGTGTAAATGCACTTAAGTACAAAAATTTAGCTACTCAAATGATGAGCCTTCAAAGACAGAAGGTACGTAATATGGTTGATGCTTACGGGACTTATGAATCTGTTATGGACTATCTTGCTATTCGTCCAGGTGCACAGCAAGAGTTGTTTAGATATATTAATGGTGGAGTAGAACTCAAAGGTATTTTAGATGAGTTTAAACTCAATCCAAAAGAGATTCCAAACAAAAGTAATTATCAAAAATTTAGTAACTTTTTTGAGACAGCTTACGGTGTTAAAGCTCAAGACTTTTTGACAAAAACGCAAGAGTTTCAATACTCTTTGGATAGAGAAATTAGACTTAAGTATAACAAAACCTATCATGAGTTTATGGATGATCCAAATCTTGTCGGTTTGTTATCTGAGCCAGGATCAGAGGCATTCAAAGAGTTTGCTGAACTTGAAGCTAGAGCTGTACAAAATGCACTAAGGAATACCTTCTCTAAAAAATTTGGTAGTCAAGACGATCTAGTAGGTCAAACTGCAAACATAATTGAAAACGTTAGGTCAGTGCCTGTGCTTGGTGCATTAGCTCCGTTTGGACAATTCTGGAATAATAGTGTTGCATTTATGTTAGATCACTCTGGTTTAAGTTTACTTAATAAATATACAATTAAAGCTGGTGGTAAAGATATTGTTACTAGGGATACAATGGATCTCAGCACTAAAACAGCTGTAGGTTGGGGAACTGTAGCGATAGCAACAGCATCTCAGATAGATAACTTAGAAGAAGGGCTTGCTTGGTATGAAGATAGAGATGAGTTTGGTGCTGTAAAAAGTTACCTTTACGACTACCCAAGAAATGTTCCAATGCTTGTAGGTCGTATGGGTGCTCATGCAATACGTGATGGGTCAGTACCACAAGATCTTCTTGTAGCTTTTGGAGATAACTTTGGTACTCGTGCTTTAACTGACGATATGGGAGAAGCTTTTGGTATAGTAGGTAAGGTTTTTTACCTTGCTGGTGAAGCTGAAGATACAGAATTTCTAGAAGTAGCTGGGACGTTTCTTGGAGAGTTAACTTCACAACACGTATCAGGTTTTACTAGAAGGTTTGACCCAATCAACCAAGCTGTTGCTATGGCTAGGGGAGAGGATTATAAAGTAGTTGATAAGAAAGAGGGTAATAAAGTTGTCAATGATTCCCTTAGATACATGGATCAGATCTTTGAGGTATTAGCTGATGCTTCTGTTGATCCAGATAAGATGAAGAGTCGTGTCGGTATGGCTACGACAGAGAAGGAACAAGCTCTTACAAGAGAACCTGGTCAAGTCCCTATTGGCAGACTTTCTGGTTACAGGGAAGTGCTGCCTTCAACCACTATTCAAAAACTGTATAATGATGTTGGTAAACCTCAGTGGCAAACTGAGATAAGGAGTAAGTCTCCCGAAGCAGTTAATGTTTTTAATAGGTATGTCCGTCCACGTTTGGAAATCTATGCAGATTCTGTAGTCGATAGTGGTCAGTGGGACAGTCTATCCTTAAGGGAGAAACGTAACACTCTTACAGACATATTGTCCATAGCTAAGAAGGATTCTTTAGAAGCCTTAGATAGGTCTATTGATCCAGAAGAAAAAAAGACTAAGCTTATCTTCACCGTAAAAAATAAAGGTAAGAAAGCAGACCTACGAAGAGCCTTAGATTATTTTAAAATAAATGAAAAAGATATGTGGACACTAGATGTAAATCAACTGCTATTACTAGAAGACCTAGTAGAGAACTTCGCTAATAACGAAGAGAAGTTAAAAAAAGATCTTGGATTAGATTAAACTTAAGGGGGCCACTTAGAGCCCCCTTTTGTTATTCATCATCATCCTCTAACATGAAGTCAGCCCAATCATATGACTCACGCTTTATATCTCCTTTGTGAACATGCCCTGGAGATCTTGATAACAACGCAGCCATCGCTTGACCAGCTAAGTACCTACGAGAAGTAAGTGCTTTGTTTTTAAGCGGTGGCTTTATCTTTTTCTGCCTGTAACTTTTGGCCTCTTCTTCAAGACTCTTTTTGTTTTTGTTCATTAAGCTTAACCCTTTCAAGGTTACGGAAGTAGGCTTTGTTAAAGCCCATCTCCCACTCCCTGCCCTGCTTGGTATTTGGTCTATGAGGATTGCCTAAGTTGCCTTCCCTAAAGTCCTTTATACCTTCTTCGTATGGCCTCATTTGTGTTTTTCCTCCATTGCCTCTAACATTTTGTTTAGATACCATTCTGCTTTCTCCATATCCTGAACAGGGTTACCCTTGTACATGTACCTGTGTTGATACTTGATCATATTACCGTGGCAGTAACCAATGAACTGGTCAAGGGTTAGTACCTGTTTAATATAATCAATGCACTCTATACCACCACTTAACTTGTAATGTGCTGGGCTGTTTACTGGGTCGTATTTCATTTAAACCTCTTTTGGAACTTCAAAACAATAGTATTTTACATCAGAGTTGGGTGAAGGTCTAGTGTCCATAAGTCTTTTTTTAAGTGGAGCTGCAAACTCATGGCAAGCAACTTGACTTGGAAAGAACGTATGATGACCTTGGATCTTATACCTATCTTCAAAGAACATTATGAGCACTAGAACATACATTAGAACAACCCTGAAATTGTTTCTAATGCCACTGGAATAACAAGGTCTGCTACAATCACAGCACCTGCTAAGAACGTCATTACTTCAAACATATCTATCTCCTTATGTTATGTCTACCATCTCACAGACATCACCTGTACAGGCCATTGTCTGCATTGAGACTGTGTTGTCTTCCTTCTCGTAGTTAGCCAGCTCACTCCAAGCAATAGCAGATGGCATAGCAGAAAGCAAGTCCTTATACTGATCCTTATCTACTTCTTGATAAGGTGCTTGTTGATAAGTGTGTTCATTGTAAGGCAAGAAGGATACGCCTGACATCTCGTCGAAGTATTTGTACACAAAGGCACCTACTTCAAACCACTCATCCTTACGTACATTGATTGTTACTGAGGGTTTATGCTCACACCAATGTCGTTGATACATCAGCCAAGTCTCAAGTTGTTCAATGGCTGTCATATCTTCAGTAACCACTGCCTTAGTCGGAGACTTCACAGGGAAACTAAATACTGTTGTTTGATCTGGCTTCATGACACAAGGCTCATTAGGAATACCTTGATCAGACATGAACTGTGTTAGGGGATCTTTATTATCACCACGCACAGTACGGATATAATAGGGACTATGGCGAGCATGTATGCCACTGGCACTATCCACCAATTGCGATACCGTGCCCGAAGGCTTGACGCATGTAATTGCAGCAGCAACAGGTATACCAAGACGGTCAGCCCATTCAGCATTAGTAGAAACACAAATCCCACGAAGATGTTCAAGAGTCTTCTCCAAGCCTTTGTTCTTAATAGTCATCAAGGAGTTGTCCATTATCCCTGTAAGTGACACACCCAGCAGACGCTCTTCTTCTGTGTTCTTGTTCCACACCTTACGCAAGTATGGAAACTTGGTGTAGGTGGATTGTATGGTTCCCAGAATCGTAGCCAGTCTAACTTTACGCTCAAGATCTTCCATGCTGTCTGTCGCACGTACCACAACTTCAGTGAGATTGCAAAACTGATTCGGTCTAAGTATGATCTCACTACACGGGTTAGTCCCGAACTCATAGTTAGGATCACGCCGACCATTCTTTTCAGCTTGCTTCTTACTTGCTTGACGATTGAATACACCACGCTCTCCACTTCCTGACTCTACCAGTGCAGTCCACTCACGCATAAAGGATACAGCATCTGGTTTCTCTGTATAGCTCACAGAGTTATTAGCTAAGGCACGTTGTGGGTCATTCTCCCACCATGCACCTGACTTAGCATGACGCATACGATCATCTGACAAGTTAGATAAACTAATCATGGCTGACCTACGTACACCACCTACGACAACTACCTCACCAATCTTACACATGATGTCGTGACACTCAATGCTAGATAGCTTACGTCCTTGTGCATTCTTGAAGGTAGTGATAACAAAGTTGAACAACTCAACAAGAGGTGCTGGACCTGATGCTCGACCACCAAAGGTCTTAAGCTTTGCACCTGCAGGACGTACCAAACCAATATCCCATTGAGGGATTTCACCAGCCCAGAGGAGAGCAAGAACTTGACGAAGAGCTTTAGCCCAACCTTCCTTACTGTCTTTGACAACGATAGTAGTCTCACTGTAGAACAACTCAGGGATCTCAGGCAACTTACTAACAAACTGCCGCTCGACACTGAAGCCGACACCAGTACCACACAAGAGGATAAACATAGCCTCATCGAAGGACTTAGGGTCATCTACGGGTAGGTAGCTACAGTTGTACATGCAGGTGTTGTCACGAGTAGCAGCTGGACCTGCAGTCATCATGGCTCGCATAGAGGGCATAACCTCTAGTGACATAATAGCATCGTAGATTTCTTTCTCAACCTTACCCCAATCAAAAGCTAACTCTTTATCAGTAAGAGGTCTATCTAGATCGTTGTTAGGAAAAGATTTGTATACAACATTTTTTATGTAGCGTTGAACTGTCTCATCCCAGTTCTCTCGTCGACCTTCTTCCTCAAGCCACCGTGCATACCGTGAAGTATGGATGAAGGATTGATAGTCTGTTGGTAGGTAGTTATTCATCTATTATCTCCGCTTCCCTTTAGAACACCACGTTGCTCTCTGTCATCTAACTTTGCCATATTCATCTCCATAACCTTACGTAGGTTACCCCCGAAGATGTTTGCCAAAGCTACCGTGTAGAACAACACATCACCTAACTCTTTCAGTATATCTTCATCCTTGAATCTATTCTTATCACGAAAGAGCTTCTTTACTTTCTCAGATACCTCACCCGCTTCACCAGCGAGGCCAAGAGTATTTTCTATTAGACGATCACGTCCTTTAGTTAATATCTTGTCCTCTACAAACTGGCTATAAAAACGGACAGGATCTTCGTTGTAGTCTGGACTATTCTGAAACATTTCAAAGTAGCCAAACGCCTCTAGATCACTGCGGTTGATCATCCTTATCACCTTCCAATGACTGTTTCAATTCATTTGTTTTCATCTGTTGAACAGCACTGACACACTGACTGATGTGACTTAGTAGTGCTGAAGCA